GCCCCGGAGGTAGTTGTCCCGGCCCTCCGGGGTGCGCAGCTCCTCCGCCCAGGAGTCCACCTTGATGATGACACTGGGCTTCCACTTGTCCTCCAAAAACCCCCTCTTGGTGGCCGCCGCCTGCTTCAGGTTGGCCGCCACGTCCTTCAGAGCCACCCGCAGCCCCATGCCCCGCCAGGGCTGGGCCGGGTCCGGGTTGAGGACAAAGTGGAGCAGCTGGCCAGGGTCACAGTCCTGGCCGCCGATCCGGATCCGGTAGCCGCAGCCCCCGTCTGAGGTGAAGGACACCTGAGCGGGCGGAATTGGCGTCAGGTCCTCCAGATAGCCCCCGCTGGTCCTGGGGAGCACCACCGCGTTGCCATCGCCGTAGAGCAGCAGCGTCCGAACAATCCAGGACATGAGGGTCATCCGGGTCATGTACCGGTTGGGCTCAATGTCCAGCTTCCGGGACAGGGCGTTTTTGATTCGGATATCTCCGTCCTGAGAATTGCTCATCAGGTGGATGGTCATGGAGCTGATCAGTCCCGCCAGCTTGTTCACCGCCATCAGCACCTCCGGGTTTTCGCTGAGCCGGGTGTAGCCGGACACGCACAGGGTATCGTAGGCCGCGTCGGTCAGCAGCCAGGCCGCAGATTGTTTGTTGGCATCCCTGATCTGGTTGCCGCGGTTCTTTCGTTTTCTGCTCATTACCTTCTCCATCCCTTCTGTTTTTCGGACTTCTCCAGGTCCTCCAGCATCCGCACCGCCGCAAAGACGGCAGCGTCAAAGATGTCGATCCGGGTGTTATCTTCCATCTTCTCGTACTGAATCATATCGTCGGTCTTTTCAATGGCGTGGACATTTTGGACACAGTACTCAAAGGCATCTGAGTGGAGGTAGTACAGGCACCCGGCCTTGGCCTTCTGCTCGATCCGGCGAAAGCCCTGGGACTTTTTCCAGAAATATTGAGGCTGATCCACCACCTTGAACTGGGCCTTTTTCATCCCCACCACATACTCTGCGCAGAACTTCCGGTCGTGGCCGATTTCCTTGATCTTGAATCCGCTGTGCCGCTTGTCCTTAAACCAGTTGACCACGTCCATATGGTTGACCACCGGGGAGTTGCACATGGCCAGCCAGCCGTCCTCCTTCCAGCCGAACAGGGGGATATTGTCCTCATCCGCCTTGATGTGGGCGGCCACCACGGGGAACCAGGCGTGGGGGATGATAATATCCACGTCCACCACCTCGCCGTCCTCCCGTTTGTAGCCCTCCAGCGTGCCGTACAGGGCCGCAGCCGTCAGGTCGTGGAGCTTGGACAGGTCCGCGCCGCCGTACCAGCGGATGGGCAGTTTCTTAAGCTCTTCCAGTGTCCAGTTATACCGCTTGTCGCTGGCCCGAAACTCCTCAATTTTGAAATAGGCCTTCATGGCCGCCACATAAACATTCAGCGACTTGGCCAAGAATTCCTTGCGCATCTGGGGGTCGTTCCGGGCCTGGATTGCCTCCGCCAGAATGTCCGACGGACGGATGGTCACCCCATAGCTGGGATTGGCCATCTCCAGCACCTCGGGGTTGGTAAAATCCACATCCCCGGTATCCGGGTCCTGGGGGGCGCAGGCCATGAAGATAAACAGCTGTTCGTCCACGTTGGTTCCGTCCAGCACCGCCCGGCAGTATTTCAGCCGCCGGTAAAAATAGCTGTTCATTCTGTCTCCAGCAGTGGAAATGGCAATCATCAGCCGGTTGGAGTAGGCCTTCATAGCGTCCAGAATAATCTTGTACTGCTTGGGGGTCTTGTAGGCGTGTACCTCATCCGCAATCCCGATGTTGCAATTGAGGGAGTCCTGAGCATCCGGGTTGGCGGCAAGGGCTTGAATGTAGATGCTCCCATCCCCGATCTTTCCGGAAATGCTGTGCTCCTGGTTGTTGTCGATCACCCGGAAGTTCTGCTTCTCCCCCATCTCCTCCAGATTGAAGTTGATAAAGTTGAAGCTCTCCAGAGACTGCTTCAGGGCGGCGCCCACGATGTAGCATTTGCTCCCGCTGCGCCGGCTGAGCAGCGACAGGGCCCAGGCCAGGGCCGCGGCGAAAGTGGTCTTCACATTTTTCCGGGGGATGTAGATGACCGCCTCATGGAACCGGCGGATTTTGGTACCGGCGTTGAAAAAGCCAACCAGGTTGTAGATGATGAACTTATGAAAGGGCTGGAGGAGAAAGGGCTTGCCCCGCATGGGCGTACCGTCCAGGGCCTCCCCCTGAGAATGGACAAAGGTCTTTTCGATGATCCGGATGCAGAACTCCGCATCTGTGGGGTCGAAGTCCCACCGGGGATCCTTCAGGTCCCGAAGAAACCGCTCACAGGTCTGCTTCGTCTCCTTGCAGGCCAGCTTGCGCCCCTCCACGATGGAGCTGACATACTCCATCACCTCCGCCTGGTTCTGAAACCTGGGCCAGGCGGTCTTTTTACGGGCCACCGCGCAGCGCCTCCTCCAGCTTGGACCGCCTGCCTGACGGCGGGAGCTTCCCCTCCCGCTCCGCCTTGGGATTGAGACACAGCCGGTCGGAGTAGGCCAGGATGTCCCGGCGGACGGCCTCGATGGTGTTGACCAGGGGGGATTTCTTCTCTCCGCCGTCGCTGGTGGGGACGGCGTACTCGTACCCCTTGCCGGTGTCGTATGCCTTCATCAGCCGGTGGTACTGCTCCCACAGCCCGGCGTAGATGTCGATGATCCGGTCGTATTCCGGGCGGTAAACCCCCAGTTTTTTCATGTCCTTCACCGTCTGACTTTTGATCGTCGCTTTAGTAGTAGCCGGAGCCGCCATAGCGCCTCTCACCTCCCCGCCAAAAAAGTTCCCAGCCCTCGCTCTATTGGAAAGCCTTGCCCCCACCGGTCCCTAGGGGGTACTAAAGTACCCCCTAGAGGGTGGGGGGGCAGTCCTTCGACGCCAACCCTCGCCCAGCTCCGTCAGTTGATTTGTCTCCCGGTCGTGCATGGCGTTGTGCGCCGCGGAACTCAGCGCGATCAGGTTCCACTCACACCACGCGTATTCGGGATACAGTTCAGCCGGCCAGATGTGATGGACCGTGGTCGCCTCCACCCGGCGGCCGTACCGGGCGTTCTCCCGGCACCGGTATTGATCCCGCCGCAGTACCCGCTCCCGCAGGCGCCGCCACCGCGTCGATCTGTAGTCCATGGCACTCCCCTCCTCACGTCGGCCAGGGCCTCGCTCCGCCCGGGCTATCACCTCCGGGCAAAGCAAAACCAAGGCCAATGACCACACGTTTCCCGTGTCAGTCACTGGCCTTGGCTCTCAAAGCACGCGCCCCTGTTGACGTCGATCAGTATTTCGTTTTTGCAGACCCGGCAGTAGGCAATCATCCTGCTGCCCTGGGTGTCTGGCCGGACCTTCATCAACCGCTTGTTCTTGCGGCATCTGGGACAAGTCAGCCATCCATCATTTACCATTATCATTTTACCATGTTTGGGCGCACCTTGCAAGGTATTCCACTCCTTTTCCCATAAGTTAATATAATTCTCAAGGCTGAAAAAATATTAAAAAAGGTCACGGCCGCTTCCGTCGGCGCCGGCGTTTGGCCTTGGGCCTGGGCCCAATAGTGGTCTCCCACCCGGCGGCCAGGTACTTGATATATCGGTAGTGACCATAGGCGGTGGAGACATCGCCGGTGTCCATAAGGGGCAGCGGCGAATTCGCCGGTATACTTAGCGGGGTGTCGTTGGGCACTCGGAAGCACTCATGCTCGGGCTTGTGCAGATTCTGGGAGCCGGACCACAGCCGCAGCCCCACCTTGTCCCGCTGCTCCTTGCACAGGTACCGGGCCAGGGTCTCATAGTTTTTGTCCCGGTCAATGCGCAGCTGCTTGAACTCCACACCGCCCTGGCCCCACAGCCGGCGGATCAGGTTGTAGTCCTCGCCGGTCCCGTTGATTAGAGCGTGGTGGTGCCAGCGGCCCTCCCCATGCTTGTGCTCGGTGACATAGATGTAGCGCAGCTCCTGGCCCTTTTCTTTCCGGGCTTTCCGCAGCCGCTTCCAAAAGGCCCGCATGGCCGCCCAGGCCTCCGCCCGGTTTCGGGGCAGGTGGGTATCATCGTAGGTGAGGGTCACATACAGGTCCCTGACACCAAAGTTGGCGGCAATCAGAAGCTCCAGCTTTTGGTATGCGTATTTCAGATTCATCTGCTGCTGGGCCGCCGATGACAGGGCCTTTTTGCCCGCTCGGACCCCGGCGCTGTCCCTGGGGTTGGGCGCGGGGTAAACGCACTCTACCACCAGCGGCCCGGCGACGATGACTTTCTTAAACTTTGCCATGAGGTCTGCCTCCTGTTGTTCAACAGACCGTAGCCCTCATGGCCTTCGTCCTTTAACCTTGTATTTTCATCTGCTCCGGCAGCACTTCCACTACGGAGATCACTCGGGTGTCGCCGTACCGCTCCGCCTCCATAGCCAGGGCTTCCTTGACGCCAATGGCCTGCCCCGGCGGGGCGTCCACTTC